CTTAGTGCTCTGCACTGTTACAGGAGTATATGTAGGACATGCATAGAACATTTCAGACATTACACTAATAAGAAACATATAGTCGTTTGGAAATCTAGCTCTATCAAATGTAAATCCAGATATAGAGTTTCCCCCAAATTCTGTTCTTATTCGATGGTCTACTACTAGATTCCGTAAGTCGTCAATCCTTTTTTGAGACTGTTCAAATCCACGACGGTACTTGTTCCCCATAGGGATATAACGCTGCTTAATAAATCTATCCATAGCGTTATTAAGCTCATGATCAATCTCTTGAGGTAAGAGATTGTCAACCTGGAAAGATGCAATCTTTTGCACCCCCAGGTTGACAGCAATATGCATCTCTTCTATAGTCATTAACTTCTAACGTCTTTGAGCTGTGCACGCATAGCATTCACTTGCCCTGAGTTTTTCTTATTATTAAAGTAGACAATAGCATCAGTGATATTGTCCCCAATAGTCTCATCTCCATAGATCAATTGATTCCCAATCTTTCTAAGTACAGATGTTTCAATCATCTCTTCAAGCTCAGCCCTAACATCTAGGTTCTTATCTGTGCTCATCTTCAAGAACTTTTCAGGAGAAGAGTTTTTAATTGAGTAGAGTTGATTTTCTACTTCAGTATCTGCCATAGTCTCTGGTCGAGCTCCTTTAGACAGTACTCTAAGCAGTCGTCTCATTTTATCAAAGTCCGAGGAGATTTTGATAAACTCTTTATCAGCTGCTTTTTGTACTTGTACTTTAGCATTTCTTTTGAGCAAATCCCTCTGCGGATCATAGATATAGAATTTTTTCAATCCGTTTGTTTTCATTTCAGCTTCTGAACTAGCTACCTGCCTATGCTTTAGACACCACTTATATGTGATATAGTCCATAGCATTTTCAGGATGCCCGTCTTCATCAGTTGTAATGTTTAGCTCCACTCCTTCGAATGGGACTTTCAATGACATACTTGCCCAAAATGCTTTCTCAAGCTTAGGCCAGTCTTGGTGAGTTGGGGGTACGTCTAAAATACCTTGAAGAAGTTTGTGCGCTTCTTCTCCCTCTACACCCTTCAAAGGTTGTCGTCCTACATAGATAGAACCGACTTTAACTTTTGCGCCTGCTCTAATCTCCTTAGGGAGATGATTCAGGACTTCTTTTCTGCGAATGATTATTTTTTTCATGTTCTTTTTTTTAAGGATAAGAATAACTATTTATGATAAATAGGGGAGCCCAACCCGTTGGCGGGCCCCCCTTGCAAACCAAACACAAATTACGATGCTACACACTGGAGATCGAGCGAGGTATCAAAGCGGCGAAGCAAGATACCAGCTGTTTTCAACATGTGTACAGAAGCACCGTCTATATCACTTGCTCGTGTGTCTGTTTCAGCAAATCCCTTAGGGACAACTGAACCACCAACACACCAGCGCAACATTTCACGACCTTTCTTATTGATCATTTGGAGGTTGTTTTCTCCGTCATAAGTAGACTGATCAACAAAGGTCATTCTGTAAGACTCCAATGGCAATCCAGATTCTGGATGCTTAGCAGAAGCTTGAGCAACAGGACCGTGGTCAAACAACGGGACTTTTACTACGTTTACTCTATGACCATCAATGTGCTCATAAGAATTGAAGTATCCAGTAATTCCCAAGTTACGACCTGAGCCAGTGATAAACTTAGCTTCTGAAGTTTGGAGGTAAGTATTTGAACCACCACCACCATAGTAGTCACGCAGAGCCTTATCGAACTCACGTGCACCACCTACACCAGTGTAGAGTGTTACTTGCTTATCAGTAGCGTCAGTCATACCGTAGAACAAATCACCGATAACATCTTCAATCTTCTTTTGAGTCAAAGTAGAGTAAGTGTCTTTGTTGATGATCTGCTCAAACAAACCTGGTCCAGAAATAACTGGTTGTCCGTTCTCGTCAAGCATTTCATTAACACCACTGTTACCATATGTCTTTTGTCCATACCAGTAGTACATCTCACACTCTTCTTTAAACTTGAGCATGTGACGGTACTCTTCGTAGTCCATCCACAATTGAGTAGATTGACCCTCCTTCATTGGGAGAGTAAACTGAGCAACATAATCTTTAGCGTTACCAGAGAAGTGGTAAGACTTACGAATTGTTCCAATTTTGCTACGTACCAAACCTGGTGCACTCCAGTTAGATGCATTACCTCTAGAGAAGTCAATACCTACGTTTGCATAGAGCATTCCAAATAGTGCACCTGCTGCAACGTCTGTAGATGGCATGTCAGCTTGGTCAGGAGATACAAGCTTCAAAGTGTACTTATATCCACCTGCGTCTGGGACGGGCTGAGACATAATACGAGCCAATACACCTGATTGAGATACCAGAGTGTACGGGAATACAAACCACTTGTCTGGAAAAGTAACAGTGAAGTGACTTCCACCTGCACCATTACCTACAGCGGCAACAACAGGGCGAACGTTTACTTCGTGGGTTTTTACACGGTATTCATATTCAAAGCGGTCAATAGATTTAGTATTGCCCACACCCTCTGTCAAAAAAGACAATGGGAATTTCTTCTCTTCTCGTCCTGCGAGATGAGTAATAATAGGAGACAACTCTTCTGGTTTCTCCATAAGCGCATTAACCAACGAATTAGTGTCGGTCATCTGCTGGTCATTATAGTACGTTTTTAGTACTTGTTGTAAAGCCATGATATTCTAGTTTTAAGTTAAGTTTATTTTAAAAGAGCATTTATATCGAGATCCTCAGGATCGAAAGTATTAGTTTGACGCTGAGTTTTTCTAGCACTCTTAACCCTTTCTTGGTTAGAGACTATTCGATTTCTAAGGCTCTCAGCGCTCTTGGTTTTAGCCTTAGTATCTATGATATTGCTTAAGTTAAAGCCATTATACATTAAGTAGTCCATAGCTAACTTAACATCAATATCAGATTCTTCATAGTCAAGGTCTCTTTGAGTCTCTCCATTAGGGCCTATAGGCTCAGAGATGTAATCAAAGAATTTACCTTTCTGTTTGTCTGGGATTCGCACTCCTGCAAATTCGTTCCCAGACTCAATAGTAGTTGCTACACTATCCCAGAACTGCTCATTTTCTTCTAGTTCTTGTTGATAGACAGCTTCTTGGTCTTGTAGGAGTTGCTCCTTGTATTGTTCTTGAGCTTCCCCTATCTCATTTTTTGCTTGAGTAGATTTATTATAGAGCTTCCCATTATCTTCATACGTGTCTATAATCTCTTGTATGAATTCTTGGTCGTGTCCCTTAGCTGCAAAGTATTGAGACAATACAGCTCTCTGCATTTGAACATCGTTTTCTGCTAGTTCGATGTTATTAAAATCAGTCTGAGGATTAAAGGCTTCAAAGAACGTTTCTGAGTTTCCTCCAGACATTAAGTAATCTAAATGTTTTTGTACCTCAGGGTACTGTTCAAATAGATTAGAGATTTGATCTTCAGCAGCATCTTGTGAAAGGTCTCTTACAAATTCAGTAAGTCCTTCTACAGTATCCGCATATTCATTTTCAAGTTCAAATCCTAAAGTATCAGCAATTTCATTAGCTACTGTAGAATTAATTTCTTCTACCTCTTCTAGAGTTTCTTCCTCTACAGCTTCTTCTTCTACTGCTTGAATTTCGTAGTCTTCCGGCTCCACCTCTTCTAAAGGTTCTTCCGCAAGAACTTCTTCTTGTTCAGTCTGAGGCTCTGCTACCTCTTCTTGAACTGATTGCAAACCATCTCCCAACATGTCGTCGAAAGAGATTGCATCAAGGTCTAATTTGTTGTTTGGGTCTTGCATTTTACAAATATATTTAGTTTGTGTTTTTATTTATCTATAAAATTATTTTTTACAGTTGTAGTTATAATATATCACTTACGCTTTTTTCCTCCCAGTTTTCTTTTAATATAGTTGGGCTCTGGGATTCCTTTCTTCTTTGCGTCTAATCTACTGGCATTAAATTTATTAATGCCTAATTGTTTCTCTTCTGGGTTTTTAAACTTCTTCTTCCATCCTGTAGCCCATACTTCTGCCAATGTAGATTTTCCACTAGCGTAATCAGCCATAGACGCAGGTCCTTGCAGAAGGTGAGCAAGTGTTAATGCTCTTTGCTCTTCATATGTAAGCTGAGCTGCATCTCTGCTGTCCATAATATTTTGAGGAGGAGTTTCCCCCCAATACCCCATTGTCCTTCTTAAATGTTTTTGAGCTGTTTCTAAAGTATTGCTACCATCCTTCCCTTCTATCTGAAATGTCCCTCTACCTGTTGGGGTAGGCTCTTGAAGAGCATTAATTGCCATTCTTTGGTTAGGACCTGATTCATGATATCCCATTGTGTCTGCTGATGCTAAATAAAACTCTGGGGTACTTCCTTTTCTTTTAGCTAACTCTTGAGCCACTCTATAGTCTAAAGAGACTCCTCCAGCTTGCATCTTAGAAGGGGTTTCAATTACTGTTCCTCCTTGGCTGCTCATCTTTAAGTTTGAGACTCCAGGAGGTACTGCTTCATAAGACTTAACCAGATTACCAGCATCATTAAATTGATTTATATCAATTGGGGCACGCATCCCCCTAGTATTAAATTCTTGATTTGGGGGAGTATTTGGGAAAGCCATACTAGCTTCTGTGTTCCCAGCTTGGTGTGAGGACCTTAATCCTTGCTGTCTTTCTTCAGGGGTATTTGCAACTTGCATACCCTTCTGATTTTCAAACTCTGCAATTAAATCCCTTCCTTGTCTAGCTGCTGCTAAAACATCTACAATAGAGCCTGGGAATTCAGACTGTCTGTGTCGATCAAGAAATGCTCTTCTCTCAGGGTTTGTCATACTCCGTTAGGCTCTAAGTCGTTCTCTTTATCTAACGCTTGCTGCTTTAGCTCTATCTCCCTCTCTTTAATCTCAAAATCTTTCATCATCTTTTCTAGGTCCAAATTAATCTTATTAGTTTGATCCCTAGCTTCCGCATTAATGAGAGCTATCTCGATATCTTTCTGCCTGTCTTTATCGTTCTCAAGAGCTTCTTGCTGGAACTTAGCTTGTTCTCTCTGCAATAGCATTTCTTCTTTTTGCTGTTCTGCTTGTTGCTGAGCTTTTTGTAGTTCTTGCTGAGCTTTTTCTGCTTTCTTTATTTTCTCTTTAATTCCTATAAAGTTGTCTGTGTCAAACAGATCTAGAACTGCAGATGCTGGAACCCCATTTTGAATCATAGACTGAGACATCTGTCTAGCTTGTTGCATATTATCTTGGTCTCTGCCCGCATCAGATACAAATACACCGTACTCACTTTCCATATGCTGCATAGAATCTAAATCTATATACTGCATAGTAGTGTCAGGCAATACATACATTCCTTTCTTACCTGCTATCCAAGCTTCTTTAGAATAATCCAAAAGCCCTTGAAGTTCTCTTTGCTCGAATCTTGCAAACTTTCTAAATAGGTCCTCAGTAATATGACTGGATTGTACAATTGCTTGCTGTGAAGTAGCCTTACCTTCATAGCTTCCTATATTACCTTGTCTCTGCCTATTAACTCCTGATAGCTTCTCCCACTCTAACATTATAGAGTCTAATAGCATAATGTATTGTTGAATAGTCTTAATAGACATATCAAGAACTGATTGGTGCTGTGGAGATAACTGAACTCCCTCTTTGTTGTAGTCAACCCAGGCAATACCTGTTCCTTCTACATAGTACATGAATTTATCCATGTCCCACTTTTTTGGGATCATGTTAATGTCAAATTGAGCAATAATATCTTTTGATCGTGCAAGAGCAAGCTCCATACGATACTTAAATATGTTGTAGTTAAGTTGATATGGTATTCCTAGCTGTACTAGTGAGATATTACTAGAGTTAATATCTGAGTATTTTCTACCGTTAATTGGGAGCTTACACAAGGAGGGATTGTCCATAGAAGTCCTCTGATTAGCTATGGGAGATACATTAACATAAAATCTGCCATCAATTTTAGTTCCTTCCCATACTTCATTAACCCACTCCCACTTTAATTTACCCCCTTGTTCTTTTACTTCTTTAGGCATTCTGTAAGACTCATTTACATCTATTACCTCAAGCATCCCTGTATTGGGATCAGTGTATTCTACAAAGCCTATACGTTTCCTGCTCTTCCAGTATACTGTAGCGCATTCTACAAGTCTGTTTCTATACAAGTTGTCATCTGAGCCTGTAGCTTCTGACCTATATAGGAGGTAAGACTCTGTAGAGGTATTAGTTGGATTTTCTAATTCAAGAACTTGCTCCTCTGTTAGATACTCCCCATACATATCAATTACCCCAGAGGCATGTGCAAACCTCCTAACTATAGCCCAGTCCCCATCTTCTACAAACTCTACGTCTGGATCTTTGTCAAAGTCTACGTCTAATGGGTTTACAACATCATAAAAAGGCTCACTTCTAACTACACCTTTATGAGAGTACACCTCCCCTGAAACTACGAAATGAAAAAACAGCTTTTGAAACTTATCGTATATCTCCTCATTATGCATGATATAGTTAAGCGCTGCCTGTCCTTTAATCGCTCTATCATCTACATAGGTTCTATCAAACTGTTCTAATACTTGTGCAGGAATTGGGGATTCAGCCTTCTGAGCTTTTAGTTCTGGGTCTTCTATACTCTCAAGTTCTTTTAAAAACATCTGCTGAACAGTTGTCATTAAGACTTGCTTTTTAGCTTCTTCTTTTAGACTTACAGAGTCTGCATTCTTAACAGACACAGAATAGTTAAGCGGTCTTTTAGATTTCTCCCCAAGCAGTAAATCTATAATGGGCTTAATGATTGGGTAGTTTCTAAGCTTAGATGGGAAGTTATTCCTACTCTTCCCGTATGGCTTTAATACATATCTGTAGTCAGTCTCGTCTATCTCCCCATTGTAGTAGTCATATAAAGACTTAATGCTATCCCTACGTTCCGATAAACCAAACTTTGATAAATTAAGGAATGCATCTACGCACTCCTCTCTCCACTTCTTAGTCTTCTTGTTTAACGGTAGCCTCTGTTGAGGTATTTTCGCATTTCCATACATTCTCGTAAAAGTAATAAATTATTGATAGTTTTTATCAAACCAGTCATCTTGAGATCTATCGTCTAGTATTTCTACTACCTCTTTATTATATAGCTCTCTAGTATGATACATCCCAACCATAAACGCCATAACTCGGTCAAAGTTACCCTTATGGTTAAACTTAATAAGCTCCTGCAACAAAGCTGGATCGTATATATAATGCATATTAAGTTTAGTGTTTCCATCTTCGTCTGTAGCTCTGGGGGAGTTTAACCAATCTCTTATATAAAGTTCCCCTTGTCTTTTACGCTGCTCAGTCATATGCATCCCAAACTGACGCTTTACTGTACGACTTCGAAGTTCTTTCTTGTCTAGCATCTCAAACTCTTCTTGTAGTTTATAAAGTTTGCGATATCTTTTCGCGTAAGCAATAAGCTCTCCACGGTCGTTTTCGAACCCAATCTTTGCGTTGTAGTATTCAGCAAGCATAAATAGATTTTTGTTGTATTCATCCTGTGTTTGTGGTCTACCGACATAGCTAGCTACTATTATATCATCTGGTTTGCTTAAGTTATTAGCTCTTTTAATAACGTATGAAGCTCCTAATGATTCGTTTGAAGTTGATTTAGATTGTGCGTAAGGGTCATGACACACTACATATAGATTGTGGGGCACAAGACCTTCTTTAGTTTTATATGGGGATTCGTACATAACTACTGCCCCTTCTGTTTTATCCCCTTTTCTATGTGGGAATTTAAATACTGGGGAGACATCCATTGATGGTCTGAATAGTGGATTACCGTCTTTATCATAGTACATTACACCTGCGGTACCTTCTGACTCAAGACCATTTGCTTTTACTCTATTGTACTGCTCCTTTAGTGAATTTACATCAAAGAGATTAGCTGTAACTTGAAGTGTAGCTTCTTGCGGGCTAAATGGGTGCTCAGCTATATATTGGTCTAGAGCTTTTGGATCGTTAGCTCCCTTCTTTTTTTCTCTTTGTTTTTCTTCATGCTCTTTTGCTATTTCTACCTGAGAGTTTCCATCCTCATCTATAAATCCGTCTAGGTTTTTATATATAGGTACAAAGTAGCCGCACTGTGTTCCCATAGCTCCTGCGTCCCAGTTATTGTCAAAAGCTAAGCAATCATAAGAGTCTGGATGATAGAATAGTTCTTCCATCCCTTCAAATCCACTTCCTTCTTCTCCACCCGTACCAAAAGCTACCATAGTCCCTAATGTTTTAGAGCCCTGTCTCATTGTAGGCATAGCTACTTCCCAAGCTTTTAGTAGCCCAGAGAATGATCCAGCTTCTTCAAAGAAAATTAGATCTCCTGCTTTACCTCTAACTTTATCTGGATTGTCTTTAAGACTTACCCCAATGATTTGAGATTTCATCCCAAGCTCTACATCTGCCCCATTTACATTTTTCTTATATCCAGACTGTTTATGCATCTCTCTATCACGTAGTCGTGGTTGAGTCCATGCTGTATTATCATCTACAAAAGATAGGAAATCCCATGCCTTACTTAAAAGTCCGTCCCCGATGAGGTATTCTTTTTGGGAAGCAAATACATAGTTTTTACTATTGCGCATTAGAAAATAGTTTCTAGCAAGCATAGCTCCTGCTTTATAGGAAAATCCCTTACGTCTAGCTTTTAAAACTACCAGGTGTTTATCTTCTTTTCTTGCTCTGTCTATAGAGTGAAAATACTCATGATCACCGTCGTAGAAAGCAGGAAATGTTCTATCTCTTCTTGATATAGTAGTACCGTCTGGCAAGTCTTCATCTATTACCCTATCTATAGGGCAGTAGTTAAGGTAGAAGTAGTGATACCCAGTAATTGTTTTATCCCCTACTGTATACCCAGTCATAGACCTTTTTCTTTCTGTGTCCCAGAAATCATAAAACTCTGTAGTCCCTGGTAGAGCATCTACATAGAATCCATGTTTTAAATAGTATGTAGCTGCAGGAGAAAATAGATGGGAGTCTTTAAACATTACTGTGAGTACTTATTGGTAACTACTCCCCCTCTATTAGGGTTATCTTTTTGCTGTTGTCGTTTAACTATACTTTCTAAGTCTTCTAGCCCAGACACAACTTTCCCCATATTACTAAGATTAGTTATTAAGTCCTTAGCCTGATAGATGGGCTTTCCGTTGTCGTCAAGGGCAGTAAGATCTATTTCTGCAAAGTATGCTTCTAACTTTGTTACACTCTCTCTAGCAGCTCTTAAAAGCTTTACAGCAGAGCTTTCAGATAACTCTTGATACTTTTCTATAGCTGCTGCTATTTTAGGAGAAAGCTTAACCTTAACACTAGTTATTATTGCTTCCCACCTAGCTTCTTCTCCATAAGCTGCGTACGGAGATCTGTGGTCTGAGAAAAAATATACTGCAGATAGTTCTTCTACTGAAAGAGACTTAAACTCTTTTATAGTTTTTACATACGGGGAAGGTATTATTTTACTTCCCGAAGCTTCTATTAGATTTTTCATTTAAATGCTTTAATCTTCCTTTTTTAACATGAAACTTACCTAGATATGGTAGTCTAACAGATTCAAAGTTTCCTTCTCTAATTATGTTAGCAGTGTATTTAAATTGATAGTATACTATCTCTTCTATTTTAGATATAGGAAGATTGTACTCACTTGCTAGTATTTGTATCATTATCTTTTCGTCCATGTAAGTTTATTTTTTTCCCTCTTTCCCCTACAACTATTTTATCCCATCTACTGTCTGGGCAGTTAGCTGTTTCCCATTTAGATTTTTCCTTAACTACACAACCACAAAGACCGCATCTTAGCCCCTCTAAGTGCTCACATGAATTACAAGTTTCTAATCTTTTCTTGTACTGGTGTTCACTTACGTGTGGAGCTCCTTGCTTTGCATATTCAATTACTTCGTCTTTGAAGTTCTTTAGCATTTCTTTTAGGGTAGGCTTCATGAGTACTCTACTTCAATTAGTATTTTATTTGAGATTTTCAACAGAGGAGCTAATATATAGCCTGCTGTATCTTTAGACTTTATTATCGCACCCTTATCCTTTAGACGTTTTACATAGTTGTTTAGGGTGTGGTAATCTTTTATTCCTAAATCCTTTGCTACTGACTTTTTAGTACTTGTAGAACATATGTTATCAATGTCCCCAATATCTATAAGTTTAGAAAGTATCTGCAGTTCTTTGTCTGTTAGTTCTAGTATTCCATTGAATACCTGCAAATACTTAAATGTAGTATCTGCTTTAATGTTAATCTTACGCATTTAATTTAATTTTTGCTCTCCCATCCTCAATTACTATTGAGCTGGTAGTTGATTGAGCATTAAACTCTTCTACATATTCTTTTATATGCTCTCTAGTACATAAAAAAGAGAGGAATACTTCCAGCTCTTTTGTAGCTCTAAGTAACCTCTCTTTAAGTTTTGCTGTATCTTCTGATGCTTTTCTTAAGTCATCAAAGTCTTTTAGAGCTATAGTTACTGATCCATTCATGCCGGAATAATTCCGCAGATAGTGAATTCATTAACCATTACAAATCTCCCCTCATCTATATCAATAATCAAGCCTTCACTTGTAGGGTGTACCATGACAGTGTCTCCTACTTTTATTGTTCTGCAGTCTGGTCCAGCTGCTAGTACTGTTAGTATATTAGACTTCATGGATTTTTCTGCACCTCCTGCGAGAAGAATTCCAGAGTCCGTTTTATCTTTTTGCTGTAGTGGGAGAACCAACCAATCTCGGGTTGGTTTAAAGTTTAATTTGCTCATTAGTTTTGGTTTTGAGCAAATATATAAAAGATTATATTATATCCTTAAATTTTTCAGAGACTTTAAAGCTAGGACAAGCTTTTGTGGAGAATTCATTATGCCCATGAATAGTCAATTCTTCATCAGCTACGACTCTTAAAGAAAATATAAGTTCTCTCATTGCCTCTTCTTGGCATTCGTATAGGGTGTCTTTTGGGTTATGTTCTTCGTCTGATCCTCCTATATAACATATTCCAATAGAGTCTTTATTTTGTCCTTTAGAGTGAGCCCCCACTTTGTCTATTGTTCTCCCAGATTCTATCTCCCCATTTAAGCGTATTACGTAATGATAGCCAATATCTTTCCAGCCTTTAGCTGTGTGCCATCTACGAATTTCTTCCGCCCCAATATCCATAGAAGTGGGGGTTGCAGAGCAGTGTATTATAATACGCTTAATATCTCTCATCTTCCTTGACCTCTGTAGGCTTTTTTATAGTTTTTAGACTTCTTGTTTTTACTTGTTTTATTCTTAGAGTGTACTCCAGGTCTACAAGTTTTTACTTTCTCTAGTGTGCTAGTTTGCAATTTTTTCATTTGTGATAATGTTTATTTATCAAATCTAGCAAATTTTCTTTATTCTCTACTTTTATAGAAGGCCTTTCTTCTCTGTAAAAAGGATCAAGTTCGGCACCATAACATATCGTTCCCCACTGACTTAGAAGTATTGAGAAGTCTATTACGTTAAAGTATCCGTTACCGTTTAGGTCTCCAAGAACGTACCCTGGATTTTCCCAGTTGCCTAGCATTAGCATTAAGTCAGTCATACCTACAACGTGGTCCCCATTCAGATCTCCTAAACAGTAAGCTTCTTGATCGGTAATGCCTGGACGAGATAGGGGTAGTATGTAATGTATACGCTCAATCTGACCAGGAGTAAAGTTTGTCCTACATGAATCGGGGTAGTAATCCATATGGTTATTTGCTTCGTAGCCATACAAGGCTGGAGGGCATATAGGATTCTCACAAGTAAAGCTAACCTTAGTGGGTGGTGTATCGCACACGTAGTCACCTGACTCATCGCATGGACCTAGGTCTTCACCACAGAACTCTACGTTTTTGAAGACATGTTGCAGCCCAACATAGTGTCCTACTTCGTGTATTAGAGTTTTATTTTGATCTCTGTCGTCATACGAAAGCTGTGGACCGTAATTACCGAACACATCAGACCTAACCCACACCCCGTCCAGCTCGGTGCTAGAAGTGTAAGCCGTCCATGCAAATCCAAGTATTCCATTACAGAACTTAGGGAATATATGTACGTTCATGTATATCTCTCTATCCCATACTAAATCCTCTACGTAGGCATCCATCCATTGGAACCCGCTCTGACTGTACGGTACACAAACGTTGTTTTGCTCTAAGATTACAGGAGCGCCCCAGAACTCATCGAAGTCATGGTACACAATCGACACAAGATCGAAGTTAATCATAGCCTCTTCGAACTCCTCGTTTAGATGCTCGTGAGCATCCATGATGATATCCTCAGGTATGTAGCTATTTGGGAAGCTGTCGGTGTAGTATATGTGATATATGTAGTCTATCTCCTCCCACTGCATAGGTTCTGGGACATACCCCATCATCCTTGGTTGTACATTGTTGTTACCGAATACAGCACAAGAGTCCTGTCCTACAATCACGTACTGTGAGAGCAGGCATAGCATGAGAGCTAGATGTTTCATCGTTTGGTTTTCTCGATAGTTCTTCCTGCAAAGTATGCTCCAAAAACCGTAAGCATAAGTATCTCTAAAAGAGACACATAGCTTTCTTTAGGCATGAAGCTTTCATCAAGTCCATCCCATATCATCATAATCATAAAGAACAGCATAAGAACAATCATAGTAGCTGGACGAATGACCTTGGCAATCTTAACATCGCTAGCCATGTCAGCCTCCCATCTCCTAGACACGTTATTTTGAAACTCAACCTCAGCATTTACTGCAGCGTGAGCTTCTTCTTTATTTACGGTAGGCTCTTTATCTAAAAGATTTTTAACTAGACCTAAAGCTCCTTGATTAGGTAAAAGGTTTCCCACTGTACTAAGAACTCCTGGTGCTTTATCCTTCAGCCATTGCCCTAGCTTAGTATCTTTTATTTTTTTATTTTCTTCCATTTTGAATCTATTTTCATTGCATTATAGCAATGGTATGGGTCTATCTTATCCAACAACAGAACTAACCAAACTCCAAGAGTTGTTAGAGCATTGAAGTATTGTCCATATCCTAATACTGCAGATATAGTCCTATCTGGGTCTCCAAATTTTACCTTTGCTTTAGATGTCAATAATACTAAATTAAATAAGTCAGAACAAAAAACATTTCCTGCCTGATCTATCGCTATTGCACATACTTTGAAGTAGTCATAACCATTGTTTATAGTATATTTCAATCTAAATACTATAGAAAACAATAGTCCTAGAGGTATAAATACAACCCCTAGGACTACTGATATTACGAATAGTGCTATATGCTTCATTACTCTAAGTCTTCAGCTGGAAACCAGCCGGCAGCTTCTAGCTCATCTTTAGTTCTGACTGTAGCAGTTGACGGGATGATATCACCAAATCTAAATCTATTGCTCGCAGAACTTCCTATGTGCGTAGACAGTTGATTAAGTTCTTCAGTAGGCACTTCAGGAAACAAAGCAAGTAGTGCATCTAAGTTATTGTCAGGGTGCACGTATACTTGATAGTCTAGGTCAATTGGGAGTGCTGCCATATTAAAGTTAGCATCTGCTTCATCTGTAGCAGGATGATGTATTCTCCCAAACAGATATTTAGTTGTTTCATTAGACGGTCTTATTCCTATTGGTCTAGAGATAGCCCAAAGCTCAAAAGATATTTGATCTGCTCTGTCTTTGGAAGTAAGTCCCCCCTCTGGGAGAACCATGATGTAATTTTCCATTTTAATTTAAGTTGTTTGTTACAAAGTTAATAATTATGTGCTTGTCTGCGTGTCCGTTGGTAGGACTATGATATATCCGTTCATGAGTATATGTTGTAGAACGTGTTGATGTTTGTTTCGATGTTAGTGCGGTTGGAAGATTGGTCGGATGGGTATAAAATTAATTCCTGACAATTACCCCCGAAACGATAAGAGTTACCACCTGAACTGTAAGCAAAAAGCTCGTCAAAGTTATAGGTGCCACTTGTTGTTTGAGCTGTTTGAGTGTTACCATCAACTGAAGGCTGAAGGCTATTACTTGCCCGTGAAAAGGTAAACAGATGCTGTTGATTATAGCTAATTGATGCGCCTGTGAACGTATTTATTGATTGGGCTGAATTCCTTATTTTTATTTCGTTTGTTTTTAAAGACAAATAACTTCTGCTGTCATTATAAGAACCCAAAAGCATGTTGAAACCTTGAGTTGTGTTGGTGTTGAATACAGACGAAACAAAAAAGTCGGAGGTGAAACTCATTGCATTTATCGAATTCATGAAGCTATTCGAAAGCGATAACGAAGGCTTCCCGTTCTCCGTCACCACCCCCGTAGTGCCGTCGTAAATCTTAGGTTGGTTTGCAGATGCATCCTGAGTAGCGTGGTTGTTGTTAGATGACTGATCCTTCCACTCAACTACAAAGCAATTAGGGTCTCCTTCTACAAATTGAGATAATGTTGCAAAAGTAGTATTAAAGCTAAAGTCTGCTTGAGATGAACCAGTAGTAGTTTCAGCTATGTTAGTTACTCTAGAGTTTAGGCTAAAGTTTCCTTCAATATCTGGATACACATTAACTTCTACATTATCTGAATCTCTTCTTATTTTTACTAATGGTCCTGCGTAGTTAGAAGAAAGTCTTCTGAGTGAATATGCAGCTGCTGCTCCCCCAAACTCATCAAGTAGCTTTTTAGGTTTAGCGTAAATAGAGTAGTGATTGTTAATGTCTGACTCAATTCCTGCGCGGTTGGCGGATGATTGCGCGGATGTATAAATAATAAACTCTTGCGTATTGTACATTTTGTAACTATCGCCGCCGCCGTTTTGCATACCAATCCTAGTTTGAGTTGCTCCTGATAAATCATATTTAGTATTGAAAAGCGTTTGATTTACAAATTGGCTATACACTTGACCTTGCGTGGTTATTGAAGAAGCCGCACCATTGATGTGCAAATCTGTACCAACTCCACCGCCTCCACTACCATTCGAAAATGAATGAAGATATCCATTTCCAGCGGAGATTCCAATGAAAATTTTATGGTTAGTATCCCCTACTTTTCCAACTCCAAATAGATGAGAGGTTGCGGATGTAATTGCGCTGTTCAATAAAAGGGTGCTGCTACTTCCTTGTACTAATTCTATAATCGGTTTCCCGTTCTCCGTCTCCACACCGTCTTGACCGTCGTAAAGTTTAGGCTGATTAAGAGCTGCACTCTGCTCAGCATCATTAGACTCTGCTTGATCATACCATACAGATACAAATCCATCAGCCCCACTCATAAAGGTCTTAAGAGATGTATTACTCTTAGGCTCTATAGGATCAGTACTGTTAGACAGTATACCTACTTTAGAAGTATCGGATATTGTTAGATTAATGTCTACATATACATCAGCGTGAACATTATCACTAGCCCTTCTAACTCTTACTAGTGGGCCTACATATAGTGAATTTATTGCTCTTAAGCTAAAAGCAGCTGCTGCTCCAGGATACTTATTTAGTAGTTTGTTTCCTGGAAGCTTAGAGTATATGTTATAGTATCCGTTTATGTTGGATTCGATGGACGTGCGGTCGGCGGTTGATTTGTCAGAAGTGTACAGAATTAACTCCTGATAGTTCATTGTTGTTGGCTGCGTCTGATTTGTAAAGCCTCCAATTACATTTTGATTGATTGTATGACTTGAAGCAGTACCCGCGTTTGTTCCGTTTTGGAAGAAATTTAAAATCGTTGAGTTGCCAATATATTCAGCCAGTTGTTGATTGTGATTTGCCCCTGAATTGCTACGTTTTGTAGATGGGTAAACAGTCATCAAATACTGGTTACCTTCATTAATCCTAATTTGACTATTTCCCCCTGCTAGATTCATAAAATAACTGTCACCATCGCTTTCACCTACTGCAAAAATCGAAAAAGTGTTCGTGCTTATAGATGAAGACATCAAAAAGTGGTAATCCATTGCCATCGCCACACTTCCATTCTCCTTAACAATAGCTCCACCCGTGTAAATAGTAGGCTGCTTTAGTGCTGTTCCTTGAGAAGCGTCATTGCTATTCCCAGATTGATCATACCATGTAGCAACTGTACACGTTGTTCCTGTGCAAAAGTTATTAATAGCATTTTCATCTAAGTCCCCATTATAAGTAGCATAAATATCTTGTGTGTTACCATTAGCATCTCTAATTTCTAATAGAGGTCCAGTATACGTAGACCTTAGAGCTCTAACAGAGTATGCAGCAGCAGCGTTAGGTTGATCATCTAACAGTCCTCTTATGCTTCCATCCCAATATATTTGGAAACTATTGTTGATGTTCGCTTCAATTCCTGTGCGGAAGTTGGATTGGGAGAGGTTATATGTGATTATCTCCTGCAAATTACCTTTGTAAAAGTCTTGATTTGCTTTTTTACCAATCACAAAATCTGCAATTGCTACCGTATCTAAACTCGCAGTGACGGATGACCCCCCGTTATTAGCTAAAGACGTGATAGACGATACGTTGTCCAAGTAGATTAAATTATACCCTCTGCTTGTTTGACCTGTTAAAGCGAGACTATTCAGACCATTCTGAAATTTTATCCCTGTTCCATCTGTCCTTAGATACTGCTGGCCAATAGAACTAGCACCAAACAATGTGCTACGACTCGATTGAGCACCTTTTTCGACAACAAACGCGGTTGCTGTTCTTATACTTTGATTGGTTAAAAGGAAGTCGTCGTTACCGTCAAGCTGAACCGCCACCTTTCCGTTCTCTAGTATTACTCCCGTAGTTCCGCTGTAAATTTTAGGTTGAGCATTTGCAGTAGATTGACTTGCATCATTGCAATTATATACTCTATAGTGAGAGTTAATGTTACCTTCTATCTCTAGTCTATTGTTGGATTCGTCGGATAGGTAAAATATAACCTCCTGTGCCTTACCATTAAAATAAAAAGTGTCACCTCTATCTTTAAAAAGTGTCGCGTTTGCGGTTACGCTTGTGCTTACTGGTGCGGAACCCGTGTTTGTACTTGCTCCGTCAATCGCTGTGGAAATTGTACTGTTCGCGTAATTTGAAAAAATTAATTGTTGACCACCCACATACGCCGTTGCTCTTAGGTCATTTGTGTTTGCGCTATAAAAAAGGTTGCTGTCACTAAACATAATCAATCGCAAACCATCATCGTTTGAGTCACGCAAATCATATAACTGGCTGGACGTTGTGTTATTTGTTGGGCTGGCAATATTAAAAGCTGTGAGCGCAGAAGTGTCACCAGCACTCCAATTTGTATCAAATGAATCATCTGTCCCATCAAAGTCAAGCGCAGGCTTACCGTTCTCTTTCATTACGCCCGTTGCACTATCATATATTTTAGGTTGATTTAGAGGGGTATCTTGCTCAGCATTATTAGTAGAGTATATGCCATAATACCCATTAATGTTTTCTTCGATGGATGTGCGGTCTGTGCCTGATTTGTCGGATGAATAAAATATGGTTTCCTGACTATTTCCGTTAAACTTTAAAGAACCAGCTCCATTACCTGCCATCAATTGCGAAAATATTGCTGTACCTGAATTGGATGAAGTACCTAGACTTACGCCTTGAAAAGTAACCTCTAAAACATTAGAGGCACGATTTGCAAATGCTAAATATGGCGTATCCAGTGAGGTTGACGGTATCGAAAAAACGCTCACGATACCTCCTAACTTCCAGCGTAATCCTGAAAGAGGAACCGAACCGAAATTTCCTGCCAACCCACCATATGGAGCGGCGTTTGTCCTGAAGGCTTGCACACCAATGAACGCAAAATCACCGCTAAAAGTTTGCGCGCTGTATGTTAAAAATGAATTACCAGTACCTTTGACCGCAGGTTTCCCGTTCCCGTTTTCCTTCACTATCGCCCCACCCGTGTATATCGTCGGTTCGTTTGCAGGTGCTGCGGCTGTCGCATCGTTTCCGTTGCCTGATTGGTCTTTCCACGTTACCACCGTGCAACTCGTACCTGTGCAGAATGATTCAATAGCTGCCTCGTCTATATTTTTATTTTTAAACCCAATTGTTCTGAGTTTAGAGTCTGACGCTCTTCTGATGATCATACATTCAGTAGCAGTAGCTGACAACTGTCTTACTGAGTATGCAGCTTCAGCACCAGTTCCTTCTGGAGTATCTAACAGTAATTCATTAGTAGAATTAAATGCTTGGTTATACCATTTAGCAACATATCCATTATATCCTGAGCAGAAGTTTATGAGAGTATCTAAGTCTAGTTCTCCTGAGTCTGTAAATCCTACTGTTTTAGATTTTTCATCACTGTCTCTTCTGACCTCTATAGCTGGTCCAGTGTATTCTTCACGTAGTTTTCTTAAAGAATAAGCTGCAGCAGCACCTGGGTTAGAATCTAGAAGATACTTGCTGTCTGCTACTAGGGATTGATCAAACCAAGTAGAAACATAAGCATCTCCATATATTTGATAATTCTTATTTAAAGATGCTTCTATCTCAGTTTTATTGTCCCCAATTTGAGCTGAAGTATATTGTATTACTTCAGCTACAACCATGTCTGGTGTACTTCCTGATGTAAATCTTTCCCCTATAGATAATCCTTTAACATCCTTAGCTGTAAGTGATGCAGTTTGAGTTGTTTTATTAGATGTTCCAGAGCTACTACTCCCCTTAAAGTTTATAGTAAGTATTGATGGGGAGTTTACAGTCTGTACTAAATTAACTAGTAATACACTGGCTGTACCTATAGTAATATACATGTCCCCAGATGTGACGAGCTCTAGAGTGTTTCGTATTGATTGGTCAAAACCCTCTCCTGCAGGTTGTATTACTCCTAGTATTCTACGGTTTCCAGACGATTGCAGTGCTGTAGGCATAAAGTGCATTGCAACGCATTGCTCTTGCAGGTCAAATACAGTAGTATCTCTTATCGCTAAGAAATGATCTTCTGCGTTTGTGAACTTAATAGCTATATTGTTTAAGGTGTCTCTAACAACTACCCCAGATTCTACAATCTTGGGTTGATTAGATGCAGCATCTGCTGTTAATGTTCTATCTACACCTCCTTGGTTGTACCATTTAGATACATGCCCATCATTACTTCCGCAGAAATCAAGTAATGCTTGCTCATTTATTTTTCCACTAGAATCTGCATAGATATCTTTAGTTGTATTCCCCCCAGATTCTCTTATTTCTATAAGAGGGCCTGTATATCCAGCTTTTACTACTCTCAGTGAGTACCCAAAACCTTCAGATATGTCTAATGGGAGTCTAGGATCTTCAGATACCCCATTTACAAAGTTTGCTAGTTGATTTCTGTCTAAAAATCCACCAGGACCCGCATACATTGTTTGCTCTGTGTCTAGATCTGTTCCTAATTCTCTTCTAACCTTAACAATTGGCTGTTTATCTTTCCCAGTTAAGTTTCTAACTGAATATGCTGCTTCTGCACCAGGGTATTTTCCTAAAAAACTAGAATTATTAGGGGCTAGGGCTACAGAATATATATTAAATGCTTTATTTATATCATCTTCAATATCGGTGCGGTTGCTGTCATTTGAGTTCCACAAGATGAATTCTTGAAAAAGTGCAGATAAACTAACTCCTCCGTCCCTATCAGCAAACAAACGAATTTTTTGAATTCCGTTGGTCCCTGCGTTGCCAGTGACTACGCTTAAGCCGTTTTTGAAAACCTCGGTATTTGCTCCGTCTGCTAATATGCTTATATTGACTTGACTTGTTCCCACCGACCCACTACTAACAAAAGAACCCGCGTAATATCTTCCGTCCTGCAAGAAAAAATTTCTGTTTGTGTTGGATGTGCTGGTTGAGAATATCCATTTAGTACCGTTGGCAACATTACCCTTGTGCGTTAGTGTAATGAAATTGGGCTGCGTTAATGGTGTGAAATCTGCTGTGTCGAGATGGTCGTTACTCCCATCAAACTCCACCGCTGGCTTCCCGTTTTCAGTTATTATTCCATTGACAGCGTCATAAATCTTAGGTTGATTGCCAGCAACTTCTTGAGATGCATCATTAGCGTTCCCTGATTGGTCTTTCCAAACAGAAATAAAGGCATGTTGCGGATTACCCCCTATAACAGAACCATCTGCTTGTGTGTAAGATTGAGCATTTACAAATTCCCCTAAAACAGTAGCACTTGATACATTACTTGGATCAACTACTTTAGAGTCTACACTTATCCACCCTTCGTCGTCTGGGAATACAAATATCTCCCCATTACTTTGTGAAGACACTACGTCAACTCTCCTTATTTTAAATAAAGGACCTGTATAGTTTCTATCTAATAGTCGTACGGAGTAAGCTGCTGCAGCTCCTGTATATTTTTCTAGTAGTCCTTTATTCATATCTATTGATAGTATTTACGTCTAAATATTTTATTCTTAGATCTTCTATTAAAGCGGCTTTTTCTACACTTGTAAATAACCCGTCATAAACAGCGATGTGAGCAATTGTCCCGTTTAGAGCAGCATTTGTAATTCTGTTAAACTCTAATAAGTCTGAGCTCCCAACTGTAAATCTTTTTGTCTCCTCATTAAACTCGTTGTACACAGACATATTTGTCCCACTCTTCTCTATGTAGTTAAATATTGGGAGATTGTCTTCTATCCCAGCCCCAGGAGCTGTTCCTGGTGTTGTGTCTGTTGGGAGAGATGCATTTTTAAGTTTTACATATATATCTCCTGAGTCTAGTCCTATTCCTTCTGTAGTACTTTTTCTATTAACAGTTAACTGCGATCCTGTAGAGGCTGCTCTAGAACTTGTGATTGATATAAATGTAAAATCTGTACCTGTACTTGTGAATGCAGTAGTCCCTGCAAAGTTTGCGCTTTTATTCCCTGCAAAGTTTACAGTTTTATTTTTAATCTTATTCGTGTTAGAATAACTTATTACAGTCGGCTGATCTGAAGGAGATGGTGGTGTTGCATCATACGTATTATCTGAAGCAGGTAACACACTTAATGAGGTGCCAGGAGTTTCAGGTTCTATACCTGCTAGCCAGATAAGAAAATCTTCTGTTAATACACCAACTGATGGTATGTATAATCCTCCAGGAAAAGGATTATCTAAAATAGGTGATTGTAAATAATTATTATCTCCTGGAACATAGTTAAAAATATTTTTTACAGAAACTTCTACCGCTAATACATTGTTATCTGCCCCACTAAACAATGCTGGGAATTCCTCTTGGGTTATAACAATGGATCCGTTGTAAGAGTAGTGTTTAAAGAATGTGGCTGTATCTAACGGATTTGGGATCTGATGGCTTGACCCAGTATCTGTAAAAGCTATTGTTTTAGTTAAAGACAATGTAGTTTCGTCAGTATCTTGATACTCTATTGTAAACGTAGTATTAAAAGACGATATATCTACATCCCCGTTTTCATCTGCCCCAAACGGGGATAAATCGTTTCCGAAGCTCACCCCATTTAGCTCCGCATATGCTTCTGATACAGAAAATGTTATTGTTAAAGAATCTGCATCTGGTGCAGATGTTGGTATTTGCCCCCCTAAAACAGGGGTTGAGTTAAAGAAAAAACTATTCCCATTATTTGAAACAAGAGGTGATGCACTTACAAATCCTGCTATTGTGGGTATTACCCCAAATGCAGGCAATGGGATTGATACAGGTTGTACCGCAGGGCTAGTGTCTACTACTTGTATGTTTTCTCTGAAGAATGGGACAGTCATTGGCGTTCCTGCTGTATATCCTTCTAACCCCTGATATTCTGAATAAACAAACTCTGGGGCTGGAAACTCATCAGAGTACAAATATTCTAAATCAGTTACGTCAAAAAGAAAGTTAGTTAGGATATTTAATATATCATAATACTCACTATTTGGGTTGGCAGTTGGTGCAAATATGTATCTGTGTGAATTAACTATTGCATTGCTTCCATTTGATTCTGACGATAGATATGTAAAGTTGCCCCCAAGTTCTTGTGCTGTATTTCCAAATACAGCTGATATTACCTCTGGGTTTTGTATGAAGTACTCTACAAATTTTTGAAATACAGACGCTGTTTGCGAAGATGCGTCATTCTCACTAGCTGGGACAGAGACTTTTACTCCCCCAGCTACATTAAATGTAGTTGTTATTGCAGAAATATTTCCTTGGGTGTATGCACTGTTTGTTCCTGCTTGCTCTTGGTACTCTTCTTCTTTGGTTGGGATCTGAAAGTAAAATATAGAATCTAAAATAACTCCTGGAATAACTACTTCATAAGTATAGATTGTCTGTTCATTGACTCCAGTGTCTACTACTGCTGTGTAAAATACTTCAGTTTGAAAGTCATTTGTACTACTAGGTCCTGGGTCTCCTAAATTTCTTAAAGTAACAGCAACTGGATCTGGGTCTGGACCTGGAGATACTAATGTTCCTATAATACGTGGAGATGTTAAAGATAGTCCTAATCCTAGCATGAGCTTTCTTGTTAATTAGCAAATATACGTAAAGTAATAAATAGCTGAGTAAGGTTATATACTAAGAATGAATTTTATAGGGGTTGTTTATTACTATAGCTTTTTCAAAAGGACATAGTTTTCCCCCTTAGGTTTTTATTAAACGACACATTTCCACTCGGCGTATTGAGCCTGACGTCTGGGGGAATTACTTATTACCTTGGTTCCCAGACCCGAGTTTTATAGTGTCACAATTTGCACAGCTATTGGGGACAACTTCACCGCTATGTTTACCTGTTATCTCAAGGCTGCAGCTATTAACCCAACTTCTGACCCCCTACTTCTATCCCTCAGGGGTGATCTAGATTATTCTAGGCTGTTAACTTCCGCAGTTCTCACATGCTTCTGGATTGTCCACGTTGCATGTAATCTCTCCAGACTTTATTTTTTCTTCTTGTCTTTTAAGCTTTTCTTGATCTAAAAAGTCAACGTTAAATTCCTCAATATCTTTGCTCATTCTTTTTACTTGAACCTTCAAATATAGTCAGGGGTAAATCTAGAAAAAAATTTTGGGGTAGAAAAATTTTAAAAAGTTGGTAATTTGTGAGTGTAGGTTCCTACTTCATCACAGACCCCTACTATACATCGGCATTGGGACTACCCCCTATGCTTAATTCCAAATCAATCATGGAAAATTTCCTCGATTATCTGCGTAAGATACACGCATCGAAAGCTACTATCGTGGCTGGTCCTAACGGCAAATTCATCAGCGTTCTCTACAAGGAGGGTGCTACGCCTGGCCCTAAGAACTTCCCTATTGGAAAGAAATCTCAGAATGGGGAGCTATCCCAATTCAACGCACTATGCTGCGAAGATGGCGCAGTTATAGCTACTGTCAACCAGTATGAGGACCTCGAAAGTATGGACCTCTGAGCAAGAAGGAAGAGCAATAGCTCTTCTTTTTTTTAAAGTATTCATCATAATCGTAGCACAACTTGTAAAGTTCAGGGCAGTGGACAGTCGTTCATCATAGACAGTCGTTCATCATAGACCCTTACTACGCATCGGAACTCCTTATGTGTGAAGGAGCTAAGTCTCCCTCCCTCTTTTTCCCCTCTTTTAAAACCTATCGTAATCATCAACATACAATAGTATCACACATGTCTAACAAAGAAGAACGAAAACCAGAGTTTAGATACAACGGACAATATGTTATGGACTACACAAAGAACAACGTAGTAGGAGATACTGCATGGGACTGTGACTATGGATATTTGAAATGGGATGGAACTAAATGGAAACAGTATAATCCAAAGTAAACTACTTATTGAGTTGATAACACAGCGTGGCCTGAGTGGGTCAGTTAAGTACACGCAAGAATCAGAGGCTAGGAGTATCCCTAGGATACATAAAACAGCAGACCGCTAAAAAGGTTTGTGCTAGAGTAAGGCTGAAATCTTACTTTCCTCTGTGTATGCTCTCGAGAACTACACGAAATCTGATTTGATAGCTGTGTTATCATTTTTAAACCTTTTAAACCTAGTAACATATAATCAACATGAAAGAAAGATTATTCCTCCGAGCATTCCTCATTATTATTACCTGTACACTCCTTATCTACTGCACTTCTTGCTCTTCAACAAGTCACACAACTCAATACAAGTCATCATGCCCAGCTTACAACTAAGTGATTACAAACCATCTTCAGCAGAAATGAATCATATTCTATTAGACCGCAAAGTCTATTCTATAGAAGACGCAGACACAGGGATGTCAATCTTTGGGTCAAGAACTCCTGACTGCATTCTCAAGTACATAGTAGATAGCAACATCTTACTTGAGACTAACTACAAGACATTGATTGTAGCCGAATACCCTTCAATCAGTACAGAAATTCCTACTACTGTATTAAGTATCAAGCAATTTGTGCTTGAGCAATACGAAGTATCAGTAGTAGACTAAAGCATAGGGTTAAGAGAACCTCCTATTTTAAAGTGTTCTCAACATTTATCTACATTTTTTTCCAACATAAAATATCATGGAAAATACATTAAACACAGGCACCTTGGAAGCCTTAATTCCAGGAGAAACGCTAGTTGTCCACGCGCGTAAGGTTAAGGGTGGCAAAGTTCAAATCGAGTTTGCAGAAAAACTTGCAACAGAGGAGCGTCCTCAAAGTTTATTGAGTGTATTCAATAGATCAGATGACCGATTCTCACAAGCAGGTGGAGCAAGACGCACTTGGATGACTTCAGAACCTTCTGATGCATCAGAGCTCTTGAATGTAGACTTGGTTAATGCTGAGTACAAAACCGTAACAATTAACGGTAAGGTTCAAGAGATTTTCCCTTTGAACATTCTCAACCCAACACTTGATGGGAAGCGAATGCGCATTCAGGTTAATGAGACTACTCTCCCAACCACATGGCAGTCAGATAACCTTGAGACTACTGCTAAGCGCAAGGGAGCTGAAGGTGAGTTTATTACTTACAAAGGACAATACATCTTCTCTAACACAGATGTAGTTTTGGGGGAACCAAAACACACGTTCTTGAAGGCTGACGAAGTAGCCTCCGAATCTTTGTCTGGTATTTATGCCAACGTAGACATCGAGACAGGAGAGATTGCTTCCTAAGCACTAGCGAAAAGGTATGATAGACGTATTATACTTATGATTGATTTGGACACGAATGAGGGGGACGCCTCTCATTCTTTAATCCTATAGATTCACAACGATATGGGTAAAATGAAAATGGTTTTCTTACTTGCACAGGAATCAAACTCTGTAAGAAGAATTAAGAAATTAATCTCAGAGGCTGAAGCAGAGAAACTTAGATATTGTGTTTTTGAGGGTGAATTTCTCACACTCGAACAGGCAAAATCTATAGTTAAACTGATCACTATAGAGAGAAAAAGACAATACAATTTAAATGATACATTACATCTCGAACCAGACGAGCATACAATCGAACAGGATTAAACTATCAACAATAGACGATGCTGTTCAATATTGTAAAAGCAAAACAGTACTTGGGGTAGACACTGAGACTGAAGGCTTTGACTTTACGTGTAAGAAGATGATTATGTTTCAGATTGGGGACAACGAACAACAGTTCGTAATTGATACAAGATGTGTATCAATTGAACCTCTTCGAGAAATACTCGAGTCAGAGGATATAATTAAAATCTTTCATAATGCAAAGTTCGATTACAAATTTATTAAACGATGGGGAAATATATGTTGCAAAAACATTTACGATACCTTTCTTACAGAAAAGGTTCTACATTGTGGGAAACAAGATTACGGTTTCTCACTTGCAAAAGTCTGTAAACGTTACCTCAATGTCGATTTGGACAAAGAGGAAAGGAACAAGTTCATCAACTTGCAGGGTCTCCCCTACACGCACAATCAAATTGTTTATGGGGCTAAAGACGTTACATTTCTCATACAGATTAGAGAGAAACAAATACCGTTACTTGATCTACACAAATTGGTTCAAGTCTCCGAATTGGAGAACAGAGTTGTTAGAGTCTTTTCAGAAATTGAATACGAAGGACTAAATATTAACAAGGATAAGTGGGTAGAGATGGCTAACAAAAATCAAGAGTTAGCTGAAAACATGCAAATAACATTGGATAGTAGTGTAGCTGAAAACAATAAGCTTAAACAATTCATTCAACCTGTGCAGCAGGATTTGTTTGCCCCAACATTGAGGAAGACTAATATTAATTGGAGTTCCCCTAAGCAAGTCTTAGAGGTATTTCAAACTCTTATCCCCAAGCTAGAAGATGTAAACGGGAAGAACCTATATAAGCATAAGTATAAGTTCTCAATAATAAAGGAGTATATCAGGTACAAAGAACTAACCAAGCTATCTAATGCTTATGGGAGTAAGTTCTTTAAGTATGTTAACTCTGATAACAAAGTTCATACAAACTTTCAGCAGATTTTAGACACTGGGAGAGTTAGCTCTTCGTCCCCGAACATGCAACAAATCCCAAGTGATAATACATTTAGGAATTGTTTTTATGCTCCTGAAGACTGGGTATTCGTTAGCTCTGACTATTCAAGTCAAGAGTTAAATGTTATTGCTTATGGATCAAACGACCCTGTATTCTTACGAGCACTTGAAAACGGCGAAGATCTGCACTCTGTTTGCGCGGAACTTGTATTTCAAAATGAATGGATAGATAACGCTGAGAGCGGTTGTGTTTACATCAGTCATAAGCAGAAATGTAGTTGCCCCAAACATAAGGAGCTTAGGACTAAAGTTAAGACAATTAATTTTGGATTAGCATATGGGATGGGACCAAATAAACTCAGCGATACGTTACAGATTTCTTTACAAGAGGCTAAAGACCTTATAAAGAAATACTTTACGGCATTCCCTTCAATCGAAAGCTTTCTTAATGATCTTGGGGAGAAGGGTAAACGTACAGGAAGTATACGCACTTTCCCCCCGTTTAATAGGGTTAGATGGTTTGAAAACTGGACTGCTAAGATGTATAATAACCGAGATAACTTTATGGAGCTTGGGAGTATTGAAAGAGCTTCAAAGAATACCCCAATTCAAGGTTCAAGTGCTGATATGACTAAGCTTGCACTATACTATATCTATAATGAGATAGAGAAAAACTATAGTGACACAGTTAAGATAGTCATGACTGTACATGATCAGATTGATACTATATGTAAGCAAGAAATTGCTGAAGAATGGAAAGAAAGAATGACAGAGCTAATGGAGAAGGCTGCTAACGTAATCATCCCCAATAAACTGCTCAAAGCTGACACTAATATTTCAAAAACATGGGAAAAATAGAAGTTAAAGAACTCACACTTAATGAGTTACAAAACAAAGTATATGCTCTAAAAGAAGAGATAAAGAGCAAAGAATATGAGATAGAGGATCTTAGTTGTAAGATTAAGAGGTACTCAGTCTTAAGTATAGCAGAAGGGTTGAGTGTACATAAGTCTTACAAGGATACATTGTGTACTATGCTGATAAAAAGAGGGGGCACTAATGTTTGTAAAATGTATGGGACAGTACATTACAAGATAGAAGAAACCTCTTTGTTTGCAAAACAGATAACACTAATCCCTAAACTGCTTAAGATTGTATCTAAGATTGTGGATGGGGAGTATACTTATACTCTTAAAGAGGAGGCTGAGGATTTGTTATATGAAGCTAGCCTAGACTCTTTGAACTGGGTGGATGTATCTGCTGATAAACGCTTAGGGTATAAGTGTGTGCTTAACTCTAAAAGGAAAGAAGTAGAGGCATGAGTAAGATTAAAATCAAATCAACTGTATACCCTAAAGAGAAACTATCATATGAAGAGTGGTGCGATCATATGAAAATAGTTAGGTATAAAAAAGTACCTATTTCTGACAGAACAGGTTCTAAAAAGGATCTAAATTTGTAGGACAAACATGCGCTTATAGCTCAGTTGGTTAGAGCATCCGACTCATAATCGGCAGGTCCTAGGTTCAAGTCCTAGTAGGCGCACTTACCTCGTCATTTATGGCTGTCAAAGCGGGCAACAGGTCACCGACACCTGTGGGGTATTAAGCTCTCTTAGCTCAGCTGGTTAGAGCATCTCACTTTTAATGAGAGGGTCCTGGGTTCGAGTCCCAGAGGGGGTACGACTATTATCTAACATCAATCACCTATACAAGATGTTAGAGTTTATATAAGATAGGTTGCCCGACACCTTGTGGGTACAACGAATCAAGGTAGGGGAGATAAGTAGGTGCAAGATGCTTACTCTCCCCGATTTCTGCCCTTGTAGCTCAGTTGGATAGAGCAACTGCCTTCTAAGCAGTAGGTCATAGGTTCGATTCCTATCGGGGGTACAATTCACACCTAAACACAATCAATTATGATTTTATTAGAAAAAATAGCACTAGTGCTAATATGTTTTTTAGTGGTCGCAATGCTTATTATGTTAATAGATTCGCTGTGGGATTCAGTTCTATCTATTAAGAAAAGAATTAAAGAGTTAAAGGCACACTCTAAAAAATGAATCCTGTAATATATGCAGGCTTAGATTACAAATATCGTCTTTTAGCACTTAACAAGTATACAAGCAGTAGAGCAGACCTTACTGGGATATTAGACTGCTGCTGTATTGTTTTTGATGTTGACAAAGACGATGTTATAAGTAGGTCTCGTAAACACGAATATGCTATTGCTAGGCACGCATTTGCGAAGCTTAGTAGAGATAGGACAGAAGAACCACTTAGGATTATTGGGGAACATCTGGGAGGTAGAGACCATTCTACTGCTCTTAACTCTTATACTCAAGCAGAGAATCTTATTAAAACGTATCCTGCGTTTAAGGAGCGCTATCAGATGTGTAAAGAACTTCTAGATACTGCGGATATAGTTAAGAAAGCAAATAAGATTAAAAAGGTAGCTGATAAACTCAGCTTAATTAGGAATCAAAATATAATATTAACCGATTTACAATGAAAAAAATCAAAGACATGAAAGATCATTATTATACTGAAGAAGAAATAGACTTAGTAATAGAGTACACATTTGATCCTGGAGAACAAGCTACATATGAATATCCCCCAGAAGGATTTTCACTTTATATGCATAAAGTATACGTAGATACTGATGCTTCGAAAGTAGATATTTCTCTTTTACTTAAGAAAGATGTTCGAAGAAGAATAGAAGAGAGCATATTAGAACATGAAGAAAATCGTTCTTATGAAGACGTATACGAAGACTACTCAGATGACCGTACATAATAATGAAGTAAAAGACAAGGAGCAGAAGAAAGCTTTAAATAATTGGGCTAAGAGTGGATACATAGGCTCAATTATAGCGGGGACTGGATTTGGTAAATCTAGGTGCGGTGTATTAGCTATTAAGAAACTACTGCAACCCGCAGAGAGAGCTTTAGTCCTTGTCCCTACTACTCAGCTGCAAGATCAATTTGCAGAAGAATTTAAGAAGTGGGGTGCAGAAGATGTTTTAGAACACACAGATATTATGTGCTATCAATCAGCTTATAAGCTGGAGGCTATGCATTATGCTATTGTTGTGTGTGATGAGATACACTTAGGCATAAGCCCGAAGTACCGTAAGTTCTTTGAGAATAATACGTATGACAGGCTATTGTGTATGACAGCTACTACTCCTGAAGAGGATGAGTACAGAGCGTATCTAACTAATCTAGCCCCTACACGGTACAAGATTACTCTTGATGAGTGTGTAAGTTTAGGATTAGTTGCAGACTATGAAATTATTTGCATCCCTGTATCTCTAACAGAGGAAGAACAGAAAGCTTACAAAAGAGCTAATAACCTATTTGTTCAAAGCAAGTATAAACTTGGGCAGTTTGATGCTTTTACTCAAGCTAAGCTTATTCTAGATAAGAAGATTGCTGGGGATGCTGGTGCTGCAAAGATGTTCTACAAAGCTATAAGAGATAGAGCAACTGTTGTTAACCATGCTACAAGTAAGATATCAAAGTCTAAAGAGTTGCTGGAAAAGCATACTAAAGACAAGGTACTTATATTCTCAGGAACTACTGCATTTACTGATGCTATGGCAGAAGAACTTAATGGACTAAGTTATCACTCTAAGAAGTCAAAAAAACAAAGAGAACAAATCTTAGAGGATTTTAAGAGTAATAAGAACAATGTGCTTTGTTCAGCAAAAGCTCTTAATCAAGGCTTTAACGTTGAGGATGCTAGCGTAGGTATTATAGCTGGGCTAAACAGTAAGGCTCTTCCTATGGTGCAAAGAGTTGGGAGACTATTACGTCTTAATAAAGAGAAAGTTGGGAAGGTTTACATACTATATGTAAAAGGATCTCAAGAAGAGAAGTGGTTAAATAATTCAATTAAACCATTAAACAATATTAAATGGATGTAATACATTTATAACATAATTTATTATGATAATACAAGTATCAACAGAAGTTCTAAAAAAATTTGGGATATCTGCTAACGATTACTTATATTTATACTTGATAAACACTAAGGAGTATGATATTCTTACACAGTTAAGCCTTGATGTTGATTTAGAGAGCTTGCAAACCAAAGACTTGCTCAAAATAGGAGAGGACGTTCAATCCCATGTAATTAGAGGAGAGTTATTTGTATATAACTCAACACCCTTTGATCAGATGTGGAGCGAACTTCTCTCCTATTTTCCTCTAAAAGTGTCAGTAGCTAACGGAAGAGGTGTTAGAGTTCTTAGAGCTAAGGACCCTCAAGCATTAGCTAATAAACAGGCTAAAAAGAAGTATCGTACGTACGTCAATGGAAATGTTGGGAAACATAAAGAAGTCATTGAGTGCCTTAAAAGAGAGTTAAGTATTCGTGCGGACGGAGATGACATGGGATACATGCAAATGCTATCTACATGGATTAATCAACATACGTGGGAAAAATATCAATCGTTAGATGAACCAAGTACCAAAAACAAATCAAGGATTACCAGGCAACTCTAGGCCCAAGCTTCAGCATATATCTAGAAGTGTAGAGAAATCTATACAAGATGTACGTGATGCTATGAATGGGAAGAGACGGGTCTACCCTACTAAATGGGGGAGACTCAATAAAAATCTCATGGGGGGACTGCAGCCTGGTAAAATGTATGTTATTGCAGGTAGACCTGGTGTTGGGAAGAGTGCATTTTCAAATCAATTAATATTTGATGTACTTGATGCTAACTCAGAATCTAAACTAGATGATCTCTTAGTTATCTATTGGAGCTTTGAGATGCCTGGGGAACAACAGATACTTAGAGCAGGGAGTAAGGACACTAAGCTTCAAACGTTTGAGTTATTGTCAGTTAACAGTGTGTTGACTGAACAAGACTTAAAGCGATTCGAGCAGAGTGTAGACAAATACAAAAATTACCCTCTCTATTTCTGTAGTATACCTCAGACTATGGAACAAGTAATAGCTATTAATGAAGAGCTATTTATTAGAAACCCTACAAAGACTGTAATCAATCTTATTGACCATTCACGACTAGTGAAGGGTAAAGAAGACACAGAACTACAGAAACTAAACACTCTCTCTAAAGGGTGTATGTGGGTGCAGTCTAAAATGCAGACTATAACTATTCTGCTATCACAGTTAAATCGTAACATTGAGCAAGAGTACAGAGCTAAGCAACAGTATCAACCATTGCTTACTGACCTCTTCGGGGGTGACTCTATTGGTCAAGATGCACATGTAGTGATGATGCTACAGCGTCCTTATGATTTATATGGGATTACAGACAAGTATTGCGGAGAAGACCCAATTAAACTACTTGCATGTCATGTAGAAAAGAACCGAGATGGTTTACTTGGGATGATACCTTTTGAAACAGATTTATCAACATTTACAATTAATGAGCGACCAAAAAGTAATGCTTCCTGAGAAGAAAATAAAAGCTTCTAGGAAATCACCAAAGAACATGGTTATCTATGGAGCACCAAAGATTGGGAAAACAACAGCACTATCTAAACTAGATAACTGCTTGATTCTTGACCTTGAAGACGGAACTGACATGGTGGATGCCTTGAAAGTTAAGATTAAAGATATAGAGCACCTGGCTAAAGTTGGGCAAGCCATCTTTAACGAGAAACGTCCATACAAGTATGTAGCTGTAGATACAGTTACTCAGCTTGAAGTGTGGTGTGAGCAAGAAGCCAAGAAGATATATAGGCAAACCCCTATGGGTAAGAACTTTGACCCTAAAAATACAGGACTCTCTGTATTATCTCTACCTCAAGGTGCTGGGTACCTATACTTAAGAATAGCCTATAAGAAATGGTTAGACAACTTGAACAAGCTGGCTGATCATGTAATCTTAGTCGGACACCTTAAGGATAGGATGATTGAGAAGAAGGGCAAAGAAGTTGCAGTTAAAGATCTTGATCTTACAGGTAAGATTAGGAATATTACTTGCGCTAATGCTGATGCTATTGGGTATATCTACAGACTAGATGATAAGACTATGATATCATTTGATTCTAAAGGAGATATATCAGCGGGCTCTCGCTGTGACCACTTAAAAGGTCAAGACATGGAGCTATTGTGGGAAAACATTTTTATTGATTAATTAAATATTTAAAATTACTAAGCATGATTGATGCAAAAGTAGATTCAGTCGTAGAGGCTGAAACAGTAGAAACACCTCAGGTGTTTAAAGTATCTCAAATCCTTTCTGATTTGGACAACGGCTTGGATAGAAAAGCTATTCGAGAAAAATACTCACTCAGTATTGACGAAGTGAAACATCTATTTCAACACCCAAGTTTGAAGGGTAAGAGACCTAAGCGAGCTCACAAGGCTATTCGCTTTACACTTGTAGATGACACTGTCTCTAAGGTAGATGAGAGTGTAGCAGAGAATGAATATACTAACTTTGAAATCGTAGATTAATGGCTATTCAATCAAACACATCGGAGGAATCAGTATCTGGAGGAGGAGTTAATCTCTATACTGGAATTGCAGCAGTAAATGTAATCGCTGTAAACCCAACACTTTCTGAACTCGAAAAGTTAGGTATCCCACTTAAGAGCGAGCCTGAGTATATTGGGGTAGATATTAATGGGAGTACGTTTAATAAGATTGTTTTCTGGCTTAGAAGCGAGGAACCAAAGTTTGACACCAGACTTGAGATCTTAATTAAACCAGAAGATAAAGTGTCTAGTACAGGCAAGAACATGTGGATTAACAATTTTGGTAAAACCACATATTCTGAAATTAAAGCTTCTGAAAAATACGATTGGTACAAATCTGATGGTGAACGTCATGCATTTCATGGCGAAGACACTTTGATGAATTTTGTACTTGCTTGGGCTAACGTTTCAAATAACGCAGAATGTTATTTTGATACATACAAAGATATTATGAACGCTAAAGTTGATGAGATCAAAGCGCTTGCAGAACGTATAAAAGATAATAAACTACGGGTCTTATTAGGTGTTAAAAACGGTCAATACCAGCAAGTATATACTAAGCACTTTGGTAGACTTAAGCCGTTCCGTAAGGATCTATTTATTAAGCAGCTTAATGATGGCTACAGTATTTTCAAAGCTGAGTATAACTCAGAGTTAGAACTGCAGAAATATAACCCAGAGCTTATAACTCCAGATGACGCTCCTACAGAGGATAGCATCAAGGTAGAAGCAAATAGTGATTGGTTAGCGTAACTAATCATAAATATTGAAAGAGAAGGGCCCTTAATTGGGTCCTTCTTTTTTATATTGTATCCCTCCTATGAGTGTACAATCTAGAGATAGCAATGAATATTTACATACATCTGTAATTCTTAGCAAGATTACAGAATATGATATATTCAGATATTACTGCTCTAACTTTAAAGAGGTTGGGGAGAAGTTCCGCAGTGATCTAAGAGAAGACAATTCTCCTACAGTATCTATTGTATCTTGGAATAATAAGCTTTTGTATAAAGACTTCGGGAGATCTGCACATTCATTTGATTGTTTTGCATATGTATCTCATAAATACAATTTAACATTCTTAGAAACTCTGCGAGTCATCTCTAATGACTTTGGGTTAGGATTAGCAGGCAGTACTAGCACCTCTGTAGCTGTTACGTATGGTAAAAAACAGTTTACCCAAAAACTAAAGACCATAATTAAGGTAAAATATAGGAATTGGGATAAACGAGATGCTTCTTATTGGAAGATGTTTTGTATAAGTAAGGAATTATTGTTTAAATTTGACGTTCACCCTATTGAATATTATTGGATTAATGAGACCCGTTTTAAGTGCACTAACCTCGGCTATGTTTTCTGTTTTAACAGTGGTTATAAGATTTATAACCCTTATAATACTGAGTATAAATGGTTTAGTAACGTGGGTAAAGAAACTATTCAAGGGTATTCGCAACTTCCTAAAGACGGGGAAGTTGTATTTCTCACAAGTTCGCTCAAGGATGTCATGTGCTTGGAAGTGCTTGGTTACGCATCCATCGCGCTACAGTCCGAAATGCACATGCCCTCAGAAGAGACAATACAATCGTTACACAAAAGATTCAAGCAGATAGTAGTTTTGTATGATAATGATTATACTTCAGAGTCTAACCCAGGCCAAACTATGGCAGAAGACATATGTCTTAAGTATAGTCTTAGAAATATCTGCATACCTACAGAGTATGAATCTAAGGATATATCGGATTTAATAAAAAATCACGGTAAACACGAAGCGTTTGAAGTTATTAATCAATATTTGCAATGGATAAAAGACACACACAACAAAGAATAGATGAAATACTTAAAAAGTGTGTCATAATGAGAGCAAATCTTGGAACTAAAACAGCCTTAGATGTAGGGAGTGTAGAAACAGCAAAACAATTAGAAGCACAGTGGTTAAAAGAAGTAAACGAACTAAGTCCAGAACAGTACAGTCTCCTCGCCCCAAGACAAAGCGAGGACTGATAAATGCTAAGCGTAAAAAAGTAGACGGGATTCAATTCCGCAGCTTACTAGAAGTATTCTGTTATCAGAAGCTTAAAGAAGCTGGAATCAAATCTGATTACGAAAAGCACAAGTATGTATTAATGGAGGGGTTTCATTATGGAAACTCTTCTTATGAGGACAATGGGAAGTCAGGATATAATGATAAAGGGTCTCATAAGGTAAGAGACATTACATATACACCTGACTTTGTTGATCCTAATGGGAGATGGGTTATTGAATGCAAAGGATTTGCAAACGATAGGTTCCCTCTTAAATGGAAAATGTTTAAAAAGCTTCTTATGGAAGGGGACAGTCCCCCGGTATTATATGTTCCTAGAAACCAGAAACAGGTTCTAGAAACAGTAGAAATGATTTTAGAACTAATGGCCCCTACTAAATAGGGGTCATTTTTATTTTACAGCTAATGAGTATTAAAACAATTGACAGAGAATCTGTCAGCAATAAGAAGGGGTTAAGTAAAAAGATTAACAAGAGTGCTGAGAAGATGGTATTTGACATCTTACAAGCCAGTCAGTACTCTACTCCTATCCCTTCTACAGTGAGAGAGCTTGTAACTAATGCATGCGACTCTCAGAGAGAGAAAGAAATGGCTATAGAAATACTAAAAGGAGAGAAGAAGATAGAAGATTACTATATTACAAGAGAGCAAGATGAGTACAAGGATTCTAATTTTAACATCTCTTATTATGACTTGAAGTATCTAAACCAATCTAAATCCCATGTAGACTTAATCTACAAGTACGGAGAAGGAATTGGGTATTGTGATACATTTGAGATCATAGACTACGGTGTTGGGGTTGGGGAAGAAAGACTTAAAGGGATATTAGAGCTAGGGTATTCTACAAAGCGCAATACAGCTGAGAACTTTGGGGCCTTTGGACTAGGAGCTAAGGTGGCTCTTTCTACTGGGGTTCCTTTTTATACTATACACACCAAGCATAACGGGAAGGAGTATCTAATGAACTGTCTTCCATACACTACAAACTTTATGATCAATAAGTTTGAGGCTGCTGGTAGCGTAGATATAGGAGGAGAAACAGTTTACTATAAGTCTACAGATGATTTCAATAGCACTAAGATTTCATTTGGGGTTAAAAAACATAACCGACAACGATTTATAGATACTATAGAGGAACAGTTAATGTATTTAGACAATGTAGAGCTGCTTATAAAAGAAGAAGAATATGACTACCCTAAAGACTTTAAAGCTAAGATTTTACATAACTCAAATAGCATTATTGTATCTGATAAAGGATACTGGAGTAAGCCTCACATTGTAGTTGTAAAGTCCCCTGAATCTAAGACAGGTATTAACTATGGACACATAGACTTTAGAGAGCTTGAGATGGAGCAACTTTATGGGAGTGTAGGTCTTAAATGTCCTATAAGACAGTCCTATAAGTCTGAAGCTGGGGAAGAAATTGTTATTCAAGAAGGAGTAGATGTAACTCCCTCAAGAGAAAAGGTTATATGGAATGAAAACACTAAGGACTTTGTACAAGGAGTAATAGAAAAAGCAGCAGAAGAGGCTAGTATTATAGTAGAGGAACAATTAGAAGAGACAGACTTTCTAAAATGGATTCTAAGATGTAGAGATGTATTAGTTAGCAGCAATACTTATGGGAGCGCTTTGTATCATATATCTAAGATTATTGATACAGAGAAGCTTAATCCTAAATTTTCAGGAGATACCTCTATACATTATAAGAATCCTAAAGCAATGCTTCCTGGTTACTCTGTTAAGAGAGTATTCTCCACAATAAAAGATAAAAAGTATGTTCTAACTTCAGAAGAAGTAAATGCTTGGGGAGATATAGACTTTGACAAATTGTACTATAGAGATGAAAGCCGATCTAAATTAAAAGATTTCTATCTAGTATCTGAAAACAATATATTTTATACTATTAAGAAGAAGAATACATCAGCACTGCAAGAAAAGTTAGATCAAGCCCATGACGACGATAAAAAGCTATATCAGTTAAGATTAAACAAAGTAAAAAATAACTGGAAGGTAGATGAGTTTATTAAAAACTCGTCGTTATTCCAGAGCTATGATGAGATTGAAGTTCCTGAAGAATATGAATCCAAACTCAAGGAGACAGAATTACAAGTAGAAGAAACAAATGCGCTTAAAGGATTAAGTCCTGCAGAACGTAGACAAGTAGAAGAAAGAGTTGTAGCATTTTCACTGCGTTATAGGACTATGGAGTCTGAACATCATATAGAAAACGCCTTTGTCTGGGACAAGGTTGAACCTAAACTCAAAACTTTGATGACATCAGAACTAAATACTTATTACTGTACAAATGCTGACAAAGATCTTCTACTTCTAGCTGCAAGTCTTATTCGTAAAATGATTCCCTCAGGGAAGGACGTTTACAAAAAAGGATGGTATACTACAAGCCACTTTAAGTATTCTCAGCATACCTATCCTATGTTTTACAGAGATGAAGTTCCTTCAGCTAGGAACCTTGGAGGTTTAGATCTAACTGAGGTTATCCCAGAGAAATTTCCTGAGGTACCTCAATTTATTAGGCTAAGTGAATCAAATCTTAAGTATGTAAAACGTAATGAAAACTGCAAGCACATCTCTGATTTTTTCTTACAACTAACTAACTCAGGAGGATATACTATGGATCTTACGCTAATACGATGGTGTACTGCACATCAAATTGGGGATCTCCCTAATTGGATTAATGAGCTTAAAGGCATTGATGAGAGATTTGGAGTTTTGTACAGAACCTTAGAGGCGTACAAAAAAGATTATTTCTACATCAATAATTTTACTCCTGAAACGCCATCAAAAGAACTATTTGGAGCTGTAAAACGAATGATGGAATTCAAGAAATATGAAAAGTCTATTGATGGAGCTGATAACAAAGAAGAGCTGCTATCTAGAAGATCTAGGGAATTGTTTACTTTAGATATTCCAGAAGTAGAATGCTTTGAGGAAGACATTATAGAACTCATAGATGTAAAGAATGAAATCATTGAAGGAATTAATGCCTTTATGAAGTCCATTCAATTTCCTGTCGTTACAAACAAAAGTTTTCTTCAGGAACTTTATTCTTATCTCAAGCAAAGCGGGAAGCTTGATATTCAATTCCCAGAAACTCTAACACCAACTAAAACCCCAACAACATGATATCAGTAAATGTTATCGACGGTAATATTGTAGGTTCTTATGGGGACACCCCATATTCAGTTGCATATTCTAAGAACTTATATGCTAAACTTCTTGAATTCTCCAATGAAGCTGATGCAGCTCACTCTATGAATGATTATCAGTCTGTTCTACAAGCTTTTAAAGCAGCTGTACAAGAAGACTTTAGCAAAGTAATTCAAGATAAGTGCGAGTTTATATACATAAAACCCTCCACAGGTGAATTCTTTCTTAAAAATGAGAACACTGTTTCTTCTATTCCTATGCCACAATCTCTGGTTGATAGGATATATGAATCTATGGATGCCCAAATAGATTTTTTACCATTAGTCAAAATGTGGACTAGATGGTTAAGAAATCCTATCTTGTATGAGAAGCAATCTAAAGGTATTGGGAATCAATTTTCTGAACGATTCTTTAACTTTATAAACATGAAGTACGTCCATCCTACTCTTAAAAAAGAGTTTATGGAGGATCATGGGCTAAGTGAAGAAGTTGCTACTAGAAAAGCTACCATGTATCAGGTAAAGATTACTAAGGAAGGACTTCTTAACGGGTATAAAGTATCTAGAGAAGTACTAACAAAGTATGATTCTGAAACTGGGGAGCAAATGCCAAGGTATATTAGAACTTTTAATCCAGACACAGGAGAAATTGACTCTGAAGGTTTACCAGAAACAGTAGAAGAAAGACTTTTTGAGCCCGCTGTGATGGGGGATAGAGGAGATGCTTTCTACTGTGAAGGTAGTAATGGGTATAGCGATGCTCAACACTTTATTAAAGTAGGATGTTCTCACAGACTTGCTGACTGGGATCAAGTAGATACTAATGATAACCATTCTTGTGTGCCGGGCCTTCACGTAGGTGGGCTTAAGTACATAGCTTGGTACTCAGGTGAAATTCACAATGTTTTCATTGACCCTATGCACATAGGCGCTGTTCCTGACGATGTAGATGGGGCTATTAGATGCTTGCAATACTTTGTGCACTCCAGCTTAACTGGGGTTAACGGGAGTATTTATCACTCTTCTACCTATGCTTCTATGACAGATGAACAATGGGACACCATGAGAACAGATTCAATTAAAGCTGCTCAATCTAGTTTGAATACTTTAAACTCTATGAGATAATGGAGCGTATAGAAAGATTGCCTCAAAATGGGGCAATATGTTTAATTGATGCAGACTCTCTTATGTACTATGAGATGGATAAACCCTCTCTAGACGAAGCGGTCTATGGCCTTGATGAGAGAATTAAACATATGCTTGGGGAGTGTAACACCTCACTCTATGCAGGATTTTTGACTAAGGGCAAGTGCTACAGATACTCTGTTGATGCTGAGTATAAAGCTAAGAGAAAGAAGAATAATAGATCTATTCTATTCCCTTCTCTCTTTGAGTATCTAATTCAGAGATGGGGATTTAACTATGTACCAGAGCTAGAAGCTGATGATTTAGTTAGCTACTATTCCTATACAGATAATAGGAAAACTATTATTTGCTCTCCAGATAAGGATGTTCTATATCAATGTGCAGGTATGCATTATAACTATAGAACTAGAGAGTTCTTACATACTTCCCCAGAAGAAGCTCTTAAGTTTTTGTGGTTACAAACTCTAATGGGGGATAGTACTGATAATATACCAGGTATCCCTAAAGTCGGGATAAAGACTGCAGAGAACTGGTTAAAAGACAGGAATAAAGACTTTGAAGGGTTTGCTCTCAAAAAGTATGTAGAGAAGTTTGGGATGATTGATGGCATATTTAAATTTCATCAAACATTTAGACTTGTATACTTACTTAGGTCTAAAGAAGATGTTCTTAGAGAAACTAACCTAATCTTGCCTGAACTAACTCCACTCAAGGAAGAATATCTTTTCATGGACCCTGACATTCCTTTCCCACTCACTTATAAGTGGAGAGTGGATAAGAATTTTAATGTTATTGAGGTTGATCAAAATCCAGGGCCTTATGTCAAAGAAATTGAACTTTAAAATAATTAATGGGAGAACTGTTCGTGTTAATAACGTTAGAGATTTCCATGAAGAATTAGGAGATAAGGATGAAGTTGTTAGAATTTATACAGACTCTGGGTTAAATATAAAACTAGGAGACACTGTACACCCTACTAAAAGTTATCCTCAAAAAGTTAATTACATACATAGAGGGAAGATAGATTCTAGAATTGTGTGCTACGATCTTCTATCTACTAAAATGACTGTAAGCTCTACATTTGTTACTCCTTTTCTTGGTGCATCTAAGAGTTTTATGTTGTGGGATAATTTATTTGTAAATACTTACATTTCTGCATATGAATACGATAACTGCATAGCTCTTCTATATAGATTCTCAGGAGATCCTATGTTTTTAAAGTTTGAAGCTGCTTTATGTTCTTTTAGAACCTTTGTAAAGAAGTATGACCCAGACCCATATCATGTTCTTTTTATTTTTAATGTTCCAGACGTTGCTCAGAAGTCTTATGATAAGCTTATCAATGGTAAGTATTCTGAGATTGATGATATATGGAAACTTAAGATTTTAGATTTCCATGATTATGATAGATATGGTCAAACAGGTCAGATTCTCTATAAAGACGTTGAGCTGAGATATAAGATAGAACAGAAATTAGATGTAGCTCTAGATGATACTTACGAACTACATAGTGCCCCAAGTAAGGAAGAAGAAACGTATTTTCCAGAAAGCTTTAAAATATCTAAAGCATTAGTAAGATGAGTAAAGAACTACTAAATAGAATAGGGGATTGGGATAAAGTTCTCAGTCCCCTAATTTCTGATCCTAGGTTTGCAGAGACTAGAAAGTCAATAATTCAGTATAGTAGAGACAATGTTGTATACCCAGAATCTAAAAATGTATTTAGAGCTTTTGAGCTGTGCCCTTTAGAATCACTTAAAGTAGTGATTATAGGACAAGACCCATATCATAATGGATCAGCTACAGGATTATGCTTTGGGATACGTACAGGAGATAAAATTCCCCCTAGTCTAAGAATCATATATAAAGAGCTGTGCTCTCAATTTGATTATGTACCAGAGAATTTTGACTATACTTTAGAACATTGGAGTAAACAAGGAGTCTTAATGTTAAATACAGCGCTAACAGTAAATGCCAAACAACCTGGTTCACATTCTGAAATATGGAAATGGTGGACAGAAGAAGTAATAAAAGGCATATGTATGCATAAAAGACACACTATATTTGTACTCTGGGGCAAACATGCTCAATCCTATAAAGATATAATACCTATAGCTGTTTTACATTCTCCGCATCCTGCAGCAGAAGTATACAGTGGAGGTAAAGCTGGATTTTATGGGAATGGGCATTTTCTTAATATCAATGAGAGGATTACTCCTAAAATTGATTGGTTTGAATACCCAAAACAACTTACTGAACAACAACAAATAGATTTATACGATGAGTGATGGAATATGGTTTCAAACCAATACAAAAGATGTAATAGAAGAAGTTACTACAGAAGTACTTACACGA